CATGATCCCGAATGGGTTCTATGTCAATCGACGTTTCACTGGAACGGATGATTGGTTTATAAAGACCGACGTTCCTAATGGTACAAAGATGTTTGCACGTACACCTTTGCAGACTAAGATGGAGCCAGATTTTGATACCGGCAATCTTCGATTTAAGGCACGGGAACGTTATAGTTTCGGTGTCTCCGATTGGAGAGGCTGGTTTGGAAATGCTGGAAGCTAAAGGCAAATGATGTAGGAGGAGGGATGCGTTAGCCTCTCCTCCTCCATTATCTGAAAGGAATTTAATTATGGCTGCATCTAAAATTAAAAAGAATGGTGGTTTTCCTCCAAGGCTTAATTTAAGAGCAATCCTTTCAGGACGACCTTTGAAAAATGGTGCTATTAAAGATTCCCCTAAAACAAAATACAAAACAAAAAAAGCTGGTGGATCTGTTAAACGTAAATCTGGTGGTAAAGTAATGCAAGGCTATAAAGCTGGTGGTAAAGTTTAAGGAGATTAGATATGGCTGATAAAAAAATAACATGGAAAGATATAACTAAAAAAAAGTTAGTATTTAAAGATATTGTGGTTAAACCACCAAAAATAAAATGGAAAAATATAAAGAAATCTGGTGGTAAAGTAATGCAAGGCTATAAAGCTGGTGGTAAAGTTTAAATAAAGGAGAACAATATGGCTTCAAATCTTACAGTTGCAATGGCAACAGTTGGAAGTGGCCCACTTAAAAGGGTAGATACAGGAGCTACGGTGGGTGCTGATGGTACAGTCACTCGTGTAGTGGCTATACATGCCACGGCAACTGTATCAGGAATAATTGAATTTATAGGTGAGCAGCAGATTACAAATCGGACTGCACAAGGAACGGCCATTCGACTAGCTATTCAGGCAAATGGAGTAATTGATACTTATTTCGGAGAAATTGGTGTACCTATTTATGGTAAAGTAACCGTATCTGCACCAGATGCTGGACCAGTAACTGCCATACTAGGATAACATCCTATGCCTAATTATTCGTTTCTTAGAACTGATTTAATTAATACGGCAGAGAATGACTCAACAGAGTATTCGGAGCAGATTCCGAAGTTTGTTGAGAAGGCTGAAGATCGTCTGGTAAAAGAACTTGATGATCCCGGTCTGGATAACTTTGCCTCATTTACATTTACAGCATCCAGCCCAACGGTAAGTCTGCCTGTTGATACATTGATTGTAAGGAATGTAAGTTTTACCACAAGCACATCTTCTCTCGTAACCCCACTACTTCAACGAACATATGAATATGCCATAGATTATTGGCCCTATGCCAGTGCATCAGTTGGCACACCACGTTACTATTCACGAAAGAATAATACAGCCATTTACATAGTTCCCACACCTACTTCTGCTTTGTCAGGAGAAATACAATATACTCGTAGACCTATCCCATTGTCTTCTGCAACAGGGACATCTGCAACAACTTCCAACTATTTTAGTGAATTTGCCTATAATGCATTGTTCAATGCATGTATGATAGAGTCATCTAAGTTTACCAAAAGCTGGGATGTAGTACAAATGTGGGAAGGTAGTTATAAAAATTCAATAGATGCACTTAGAAATCAAGCTCGTAGGATGCGGCAGGATGATATGGAGACTCCTCGTAATCCAGTGGGTGGACCTAACCCTGTAATACAAGGAGCACAGTAATGCCTCAAGCACCTCAATATAAAAAACCAACGGCAGCAGAAATAAAAAAAGCAAGTAAAAGATTGCCAAAGAATGTTAATGAAACTTTTATTCATAATGGTAAAAGAATATCTGCTTGGGTAGATGATAAAACAAAACCTATAATTACCCGTAGTGGTCGTGTGGGTTATCAGAAAAAGTTGCATCCTGCATTTAAAAAGAAGAAGCAAGCAGCTAAATTAGTTACACGGCCAAAACCAAAGATAGAGGATGCTCCTCCTAAGGCAGCTCCTAGAAAGAGAACAGGTAAAATACCTAGGCATGGTCCAGGTACACATGGTGCTGATATTTCTTCAGATCCTGAAAAGAATATACCAAAAGGAACAGTAACAGTTGGTACAGATATATCTAAATTTAAAGTACCTCCTCGTAAACCACCTGCTCCTGATAGACCCACACTCCAGATACCTACAATGATTCGTTCTTCTTCTGAGCCAGTATGGGATGTAGGACATAGTGCTAATGAGAAATTTGCAGAAGATGTACGAAATACAATAGCCGACAATGCACGAAGAGCAGCTAAAACACCTAGGCATGGTCCAGGTACACATGGTGCTGATATTCCTCCAAGAAGAGGAACTCCTGCCAAACCACCGACTAAAATGTCAGATGCAATAGAACCAGAAATTACAGCACAGAGAAAAAAGGTATTAGCTGAGAGGGCAGCAGCAAGAGCAGCTCCCAAGCAAAGATGGCCTGGAGCTATGCAAAGAAGGGTTTCTACAAAAGATCAAGGAGTATTAGAAACTGGAAGGCTTGAAGGAGAAGGAGTAGAAAGAACACCAAAGCAAGAGCATCAACATCGTCAGATATTAATAAATCTCGTTAAAAAATTTGGTGGATCTATAAGAGATTATTGGAATAAAGCCAAGAATAGGCCAATGACAGATGCTGAAGCAAGAGCAAGAAAGACATTAGCTGAAGGAACACGTAACAGAGAAGAAAATATATATAGTACAATAGGTATTGATCATCCTTTAGTAGAAAGATATAAAGGAGGTCCACTAAAGAAAAAGAAGAAGAAGAAGAAGAAACCTACAAGTAGACGAGTAAAGAATAAGCATTCTGGTTATGGAAAACATGACGGAAACAAAGCAGTATCAGATTCTTATGATTAGGAGAGAAAAATGGGACCACATACATTACTAACGAATCCCCCTAAATTGGAAAAGATTAATGGGAAACCGACAGGACAAGGCTATGGTGCAGCTCGTAAAGGACCAGACGTTAAAGGAACACCCCATGAGGAAGTTGTAAATGCAAACTACGAAAGTGGTAAGACATTTAAACTTGATCATAATAGTGTAAAGAATATTCACGTAAGGTAATCTTATGGCTGCTACTGTAGTAACAAAAATTCTTAGAGGATTTCTTAAAAATCTTCCTAGAGGGGAAGCAAAAGAATTAGCTGGAAGATATGGTTATTTAAAAAGTGAACCTAAAGCAGCTAGGGAAATATCAGATGCTGAAGTAAAAGCAAGAAAAGAAATAGCTGAAAGAATACGTAAGACAGGAGTTAGAAGAGAACCAAAAAAAGAAAAACAATTCGAGCTTTTAGTTGAGGAACCTAAAGAGGAAATAATAACAACAATTGATACAAAAGCATGGGAGAAAGCAGGATTTCCTGGTTTAAGGGAACATGTCACAGAAAGACTTGCCACTTCTCAACAAAGACAAAAAAGACTTCAATCTACATTGGAAGAACGATTAGATATAGTAGACGTAGGAAAAGAAACAGCAAAAGAGAAAGTAGCTCGTATAAAAGAAATACAGAGATTACGTGAAGTTGGTGTTGCTCAAGAAAGATTAAATAGATTTGCTGGAAGAGAGTTTTGGAAAGGAGAAAAAGGAGAATTATTACCTATAACCGATGAGCAAATGATAGAAAGTGGTTATGAAAGAATGGGTACTAGAATCCCATCAGATGAACCAAGAGATCCATTTGGACATTTACTTTCCGAATTTCCTGAATGGGGTAAAGAGCATATGCAAATGAAAGCAATGTTAAGAGATAAAGAACAAACTCTTTTAAAAGAAGGAAAAATAGAAAGAATATTATCTGAAGCAGAAATGGATCAAGCAGTAACAAATGAAGTTAATAAAGGAAGACCTTTATATGAATCATATAGTCAATATATTCCATATAAAGATGCACCTTCTGGACAGTATGTAATGACTAAAGTAGATGTTCCTCCTACTGCACAAGATGTAAGGAGATTAAGTCGTGGAGAAGAAGTTCCCAGTGAGATAATTGTAGCACCGGAGTCTGAGAAAGTTATTGGTGAAGAGATTGCAACATCTTATGGTATGCCTGTAGAAGAGATACCTTCTTTCCAACCAGTACTATCAGTTAATCCTGCACAAGAAAAGGTTTTATTTAGACAGGAAATTTCTGGTCTTCCACAAAGACAAGTCCAGGCAGGAAAGAGAGAACAATTTTTAGAAACATTAAATACTTTTGGTCGTAGAGCCGAACCTACAGCAATTAGAGGACAGCAAGAACTATCTTTAGGAGTACCATCAATATCTGATCCTAAAATTATAGCAAGACTTAGAAAAGAAGCATCAGATATAAGAAGAAGGGGAGGAAAATTTCGGATAGAAACTGCTGGACTAAATCCCCAACAAAGAGAACAAGCATGGGACAAACTTCGTAGTCGTCCTGAATTTATGAAGTATATACAGGATCGGACAGCATTAAAAAGAGAAATTGCAGCTAAAGCTCCTAATTTAATGGAATTTGATGAGTATGTTCGACCACAAAGAAGAATAAGTAGACCTAAATCAACTGTTAGAGATATTCCAGAAGAACAAATGGAATTGGAATACAAAGAAAGGGATCTATCAACATTACTACCATCAGAATTGGATAAGGCTTTTGCAGCAGGAGAAATAAATATAAATAATCCTCAACTTATTGCTAGATGGAAAGCCGATGCTCCAAGAAGAAAAGCAACAGATGAAGCATTAGAACGATTCAGTAAAAAATTAAATAGTGCAAAAAAAATTAGAAATACAGCTATATCTAAAAATCGAATAGCTAAGTTAGAAAATAAATTTGCAGAGGAAATGGATGCTATAGATGCTGGTTTTGTAACAAAAGATAAAAAAGCTAATGTAGCTGCATGGAAAAAGGCAGGAAGTCCTGAACCTTTAGATTGGAAAGATATAGATACAGATAAAGTAGTACGTCCAAAACAGAAATTAGTAGATTCGTTTAAAAAGGGAAGTAAAGTTGTTAGCAGAAAACGAGGTGGCATGATAAAGAAACCCAGAGGCTGGGGTGCTGCTCGTTATAATATTAATTAAGGAGAGAGATTATGGCATTACCAGTATTAGCAATACCACTTGTTCTGACAGGAGCACGAACTATTGTTCATAGAGCAGCACCCATAGCTATGAAGTTGCTTAAAGAAGGAGGAGCAAAACGAGCTACTGATGTTATAAAAGAGTTAACATCTGCTATAACAAAGAGTTCTGGTGCAGGACGTACACCAGTTATTGCTAAAGGAACTCGTACAGTATCAAGTAAGTCAGCAGATGAAGCTGCTAGTTTAATTAAAGCAGGAAAAGCTGAACCAGCTCAAAAAATATTAGATAGTTTAAAACAAGGATTTAAAGGAACAGGAAAAAGTCAGGAGACAAAAATAAGGGAGAAGGTTGCGGAAGCTATTGCTCAAAGAAAAATTAATCCAAAATTCCCAGGAGGAAAGTATCAACCAGCATGGAAAGCTGAACAACGTAGATTAGCTGCTAAAAAGAAAGCTGCTGCTGCTAAAAAGAAAGCTACACAACCTACAGGTGCTGCTAAAAAGAAAGCTACACAACCTACAGGTGCTGCACCTAAATTACCTATAGGTAAAGGACCAAAAGGTGCCTTACCAACAGGAGCTTCTACATCTAAATTATCTTTTGCCAGACGACCTGGAAGAAGAAAGAGTAAAACAGGTTTAAAAGAAGTAGGACTTGCAGCCGGTATTGCTTCAGGAGTAGGTTATTTTGCTGGAACTGGTACGACAAAAAGTGTTACGGTAAAAGCTGGAGATACTCTTTCTCAGATAGCTCAAGATAATAATACGACAGTAGCTGCTATTAAGAAAGCTAATCCAAGTATAACTAATATACATCGGATAACTCCCGGCCAAACAATTAAAGTTCCAAAGGTAAAAGATAGGAAATCAGTTTATCAGGGAATGACAACAGCAGAATTACAACAGCCTAAAAAGACCACTACAACTGCTTCTAAAATTAAATATGGACCTGGAGGTTATGGTGCTTCTAAATCAGGTGGTATAGTTAAAAGAAAGAGTGGTGGAACAGTCAAGAAATATAAAGAAGGTAGAACGATTGGAGGAGCATCTAGAGGTGGGGCATCTAAAAGATTACCTCGTCCTCTTCCTATTAAACCTAAAGGTGTAGGAGCTGCTGACAGAGGTTGGGGAAAAACAGGGAGTTCTTAATGCCGTTTAAATCAAAAGATCAACGTGCTTTTCTATTTGCTAACCACCCAAAAATTGCTAAGAATTGGGCTAAAAAACATGGAACTACTATACGAAAGAATAGTGGTAAACAACTAAAGACAAAAACTAAAAGGAGAATGAAATGACTCGTATTATAGATCGTTTTAAAGAACCCTCATCTTATGCTGCACTTGCAGGTGTTCTTGCCATGATTGGTATTACCA